ACAAGGCTTAACTCTATTAGGTCGTAGTCTTTAATAATTCTAATTTGTGAGTCTGACTTTTCATCAAATCCGTCATCCCATTTGTTCATTCGTCCACCAATAGAAAAACCTGTTAGTGTTCCGTCTAGAACTTTTTCCCAAGTATCTTGTGCACCTTTTGAAACATATGCTGAAACGAAAACGCCTCTGTAAAATTTCTTTGAGTCTGGATCAAAATACTTATCTTCTTTAAAATTTACCATCTTGCCAACTGCAAGTGGTTGATGCATTTCACGAATGTTTCCTCTGAACTTTGCAAAAGCATTCATAGATGCTTCTGCTGTTACGATATCCATCTGCTTGTCTAGGTTGTCTAATGATGCAAAACCTGAAACGATACGACGTTCTTTGTCTACCTTACTAAAAGGCATCGATAGACGAAGATTTTCCCCATCTGAATTCCAATGGGCTTTAGATATATTGCTCACCACTATATTATACCCTCCATTTTACACAAGTATCACATTCTGGACATATCGGACATCAGGGAGTTTTTCTTCCTTCACCCTTTGGATTTCGTCCAGCAACGGTTGAAGAACTGTCAGAGTTGTTGTTTGTTCTCTCTGAATCCCTAGCCCTTGTTGTGCTTGCCTCTGCTGCAGCCTCTGGCTTAAGGTTTAAAACCTCATCGCCACCTTCTCGCTGTGGCATGTCAAGAGCAACTCGTGCTTCATTCGGAGTCATGATCTGGTTCTTAACATATCTCTCAAGTATCTGAGACTGTGCAATTTCATCTGTTAGGGTTAACTCGTTAAATACAAATTCAACAATGTCTGTCTTTTCACGAATGATCTTATTGATCATTTTTTCCAATTGTCTTTGTGCTGGCCTTGCAACCTGCTCCTTAAAGGTACGATCCTGTGCAAGTGCTGCTGCAATAGATCCAGAATCGCCACCTCCAAGTTTAGACAATGGCACTTGATGTGCTACCAGGATGTCATCACGGTTTTGCTTACGATACTCTTTAAATGAGCCGTCTTGTATACCGTCTTCGATGGGTTCCATTTTAAATTCAACCTTGTTGTTTTCGCTATCACCTGGAAGTGGAATATATAGCGTTCTGTGTGACTGCCCTCTGAGATTTGTTTGTAAGAATCGGAACATCTTATCTTCTGCATCTCCAGAAAGTTTTGCACCTTTTAGTGTTACTACGTATCTTGGCACTGCTTTATTTGCAAAGTAGTCAATATTATATTGTGAAGCAAGCGAGTCTCCATGCAGGGAGTTGATGGCTGACATAATGTCTGGTACTCCGTAGAAAGTGTTAAGAGGTGAGTATTGCTTAAAGTGAATAATCTCGTTTGGTCTTGCATCTGTTGTTAGTGGGTTTGGATTCTTTGCTCCAAAATTACGGAAGTAAACAATCTTATTTCCAATAATTTGTACATATCCGTCTTTGATTCTTCTTACTCTCATTGTTGTTGCTGGGATGTGACCGACATACCCAATCTCTCCACGAGTAGTTCTTCCTACTTCTAGATATCCGTTTCCAGTTGATTGAAGATCTGTATAAACCTTTTCCATCGTTGCAGTAAAAGAGTCATCGTCATTGAGTGACTCTAGCCAATCTCTTGCTTCAATCTTAGTTCTTTCAATTCTTTTTCTTGCCTTTTGTGTAGCGCTATTGTCTTCTGAAGACTCTAAACGAAGCATTGTTCTTTGAGAGATATGAAACTCATAGCCAAGTCCGACAATGTTTTCTACCTTTGCATCAATGGCTGCGTGGTTTGCAAAAGAGGTGTCGTAGTAGTTTGCTAATTCGTATAGATTCCATGGTGGTGTAATAACATCGAACATTCCATAACCGTTTACATATACTAGACCTGGGTTTATTTCTTTTGACTGTGCTCCATCAATACCGCTTTTTCCAGCCAGTGCTGCAGTTGTGTATTGTGGGGTTGGTTCAACCATCTTTGTTGAAGATCTGCTTATGCGTCTTTTAAAGTTTGAGTCTAGGCCGTCTAGAGTCTTTAGTGTTTCCCAATTACCCTTAAAAGGATCTGAGTTTAAGAATGGCTCGTCTTTACTGATTGCACGATCAATGCTTGCACCAATAACAATTTCGTTATCTTCCATAATTACTCCTCGTCTCCATACAATGCTATTGTATCTTTTGCTGCTTGAACTGCTCCAAGGTCGTTTAGATTAGGAAGCAATCCAGAGTTCATTCTGTCTACCTGCTCACTATATTCTTCTTCAGATACACGAGATGAACCAGCAATAAATTCTACAGTTCCATTTCCTGGATCTCCATAGTGTATTGCTGCTTGCTTTAGTTCTGAAATTTTTGCAATGTCCCCTCGCATAGAAGGAATGTTTAAGACAGAGCCGTGACCATCTGAGAAATATCTTCCGTTGGCCTTTTTATAAATATATAAACCCCAGTCATAGTCTTTTTCAATGACTCTGCGCCTGACATTCTTAACAATTGGTTGACCAGTTTTTGGGTCTATTAATGAATCCATATCCACAAGTATACCATATTAAACTGGATCGACTATGAATTTTGACCAGTTAACGTCAGTATACAATGAATAACCATAATCTTTGAAGGTTACAGGACTATCATCATTAACGATTATTTTATTTGTTCCTGTGTAACTCTTATAGACCTCAGATGGGTTTACCCCGTAATAACTGGTTTCGGAAAGAACAAGAACCTTATTCCAATTAAAAGAAGGAGCATTCCAGAACTCCCAGTCTAGGTCAGAGCCAGACAAAACTTTAACCCTAAACCACGGCCTTTCTGATACGTTCTGAACTTCCTGTAAGTTGGTTGACTGGTAGTATGAGATACTATTAAATAGTAGTGGCCCAGTCAATCTTATGGCCCCCTCAAAAGATGAAAAGATTAAACTGTCAGCAAAACTTATGCCTAAGAATCCCCATTCCTGAAGAGTCAGTACTGGCTCTTTTACAACTTTTCCATTCCAGTAAAAACCAATGCCGTCTTGAACCAGGCCAGTCTTTGCATCTATTGCATATATCTTTGCTCTTCGTCCACTTGGGTCACTTGCGACCATGTAAAACTTTATGTATGCTGTCTTGCTTTCTATCTCAAATATTTGTGTTGGTGCGTAGGGGAAATAGTCTCCGTCAAACCTAATTGCCATCTGCATTGCAATTGCTTTAAAATCATTTGCCCTGCTAGTATTAATAGGAATTAACAATCCCCTGTTTACGAGTGGGTCATATTTTCCTCTAACCTGTACCCCGCTTGTTTTGGTAAGATACAAATATGAAGATGATCCACTATAGATTGAAAATGGATTCTGTCTTTTAAAGTCATAGTATATTCCTGTTTTTGTGTAAGGATAAATTGGAGTTCCAAACCTTGTTCCAATTGGGCTTGCATCTGACTCGTTAAGGGCTTGTGAAGCATAAGCAAGTTTTTTAATGTTGACATTGTTTGTCTCTGAGTCTTTAACTTTTATATCAATGTGAGTAACAATTGAAAGATCATTAAAGTCTACTCCAGAGGGTGCATATATTATCATATTGTCAACAACCTCATATTTTGTTGTCATCCAGTCTGGTCCTGGAACCAGTATTCCATTCCTAGAAGGTCGTTCTGTTTTTGTGAAATAAAATGGAGTTTGATTTGCTCCTAACTCTGTATACTGAAAAGTCACATAACTTTTAACAACTGCTCCGTCTGTGTCATACCTATAGTCTTTTGCTATTTTGTTTTTAAGATCTTCATAATCGTTATAGCCAGTAAATAAATAATTGTCAAGTGATTCGTAAGTTCTTTGAACTGGCAGACCATACTCATTTGCAAGTTCTGCATATGTCCAGTCAACTGGCTCTGTTTCTATTGCAATAGTCTTTGATGGTATTGGATAGTCTATATTAAACTGTATAAAGTCAAGATCAAAATATTGATCCCCTCTTTTATCAAGAACAGACTCAGCAAAATATGTTAGTGGAAGTTGATCTTCCCAATATGCGTTTGCAGATACAGATAATTTATAAGTATCAAAAACCTGGTTTGGAACAAGAGTATAACTGGCAACATGATCAATGAGCGCATCTTCCTCATCAACAAAAACTCCTCCGCCAGAAATACCTCCATTAACGGTGCTTGTTACCCCTCCAGACGGTGGCATAGAAGTGGTGTCTATTCCACCATCTATATTTATTAATTGATTATTTTGATATACAGCAAACAAGTCTTCATTCCATATTGGAAAACCTAGTTCATTAAACAGTCCCCTGATTTTTTGAAAATTGTATTTTGTACAAAAACCAATCTTGTAAATTTTGCCAGTAAAGGTTGAAGAACCAAGTTTGTCCCCACCTACATACAACCTTAAGTCAGACAGTGACCCAAAAAATTCTGAGGCTGGATCTCCGAATCTTGCAACAAACGCTGGGATGTTTACTCCTACATCAACTAGTTCTCCTGGCTCAGCAACTAATGGAGAGTACAATGTTTGTAAGGTTCCATTATAATTGATTGAGTATGATATCTGATTATTAATTAATTCTACTGAAAAATAACTTGTGCTGTTTTCTTTTTCAATTCTAAATAATGTTTGTGTTTCAGGAGATGATTGGGGCAGTCTAAAACATCCGTAGAAAGCAGAGGTCGAACTTTTTAAAAAGTCAAAGTTTTCAAACAGAATATGTCCAGAGACATTGTTCCATGAAGAGTTGGGCCTAAATGAAAAAAAGTTTATTGGGTCTGAAGTCTGGACTAAGTTGCAATCTGCAAACAGTTCTTCTTGTGTTTTTAAAGACAATTTTATTTGTGGCAATGGGTTTTTTGATACAGATAATGCCCTGTTTTGTATTAATGTATTGTCGTTAAATGCTTGCTTCCAAGATCCTATTTTTGGATACTGATAGTTAGCAGAATAGTTTGCAAAAGCATAATCAATAAAAACAGAGGTTCCGCTATAAGATGTATTAATGTTTTCTGGTATTTCAACTCCTTGCCCAAACACAAACTTTCGTTTTGTAACAGCGGTTGGAACAACATATGGATAAATTGCTACACAGTCTATGTCAATTGGAAAAACATCTTCGTGTGCATAAAACCCTATCCAGTCTTGATCTTTTTGATTTATAATCATTTTTGGCAATTCTAGTAAAGCAGGATTGTAACTAAATGATATAACTTCTTGTCCATTAATTACAAGAGATGCAGTATCCTTACCAAGTCTTAAATGTACAAGCATTGGTCTTGTCCATTCACCAACGTAATAAGTCTTGTAATCGCTACCTATTTTTAATCCAATAGATGGTCCGTCAACATATATCCCGTCATCAGATGCTACAGGCCCAATAATTCTTTTCCTGTCGTTTGAATATGAGTTTACTCGAAGCCAAGTTTCTAATGTATATTGCCTAAATTGTCCAGATTCATTTAAAAATCCTAAGCCAGGAATTATTAATGACGGGTTTGATCCATTAGGATATAGAGCCGTTAAACTGGATGTTCCATAAACAATAGGGATTCCTAAATTTTTTGCTTTAAGCATGTTGTCAGAAACTAAATAATATGCGTCAAGTTCTTGTAAACCATAACATCTTGCAACAACGGCCTTTTGAGGAGCAATAGATATTTCTGACGGAAGATCTATAGGGGCAACCCCAAGAGAGGTTGAAGAAAACTCTTCTGACCATTGTCCAAAAGTTATTCCATTTACTAAAAACACATCTTCTGTTTCTGATTCTCCAATAAAGTTAATTTTAAACACTAGTTGTATTTTTGAATCGTCTGGTGGTGTATCAAATGTTTCTGATATAAAAACCCAACTATTGTTTATGATGGTGTCATAATTTTTTAGATGTGTAACAATCTGTCCGCTGGTCGTATCTTCATATTGATACCCAATTTCAAAACCTGCAATATAGGCACTTTCAGAATAAAAGTATCCACCAACGGAAAATGTTTTTAGGTATGTGTTTAAATCTCTCAGGTCCATAATCTCATTGCTTATCGCAACAATAGATGCTGACTCGTTGCTAGTTGGAGTTGCTGTAATTTTGCCTACATAACTATTGATGAATGGTTCGCCTATTGACTGTGGATAGTCTTGATGAGTACCGCCAGTAATCGTCCAGTTAGATAGATTTCTTTGTGGTTCAGAAATTAAAGAAATATAGTCTGCATTATCGTCAAGAGCCCAAAGACCTGTTGGGTGTTCTGCAAACACCTTTTCTGCGTATAGGTTTGATGGAGTAGACATTATGAGTCTATTTTACCACAGAAGACTATTTGTTTATCTTTATTTCACAATAGTCAGTTGTGCAGTAAGACTCTCCCTGAGCCTCAAGATTTTCTGCTCCATCATAAATAGCAGAAAAATCAATGTGCTTTAACTTGCCAATATATGACTCGTATTGCTCTTCAGTAATCTGAGTATATGGCTGTTGTGGATATGTATGATTTCCCATTGGAAGGAATGAGACTGCCTTTAGTTGTCCCTCGTACATGTGTAGTGCTGGAACAACATGCTTTGACTCTGTCTCTTTATCAAATGACAGCGTTACAGAAACACCATTATCTGACCAATACTTTTGAGCAGTTGCAGCAAGGGCAATCTTTTCAAATAGTGTTACATCTTTTTCAGATCGTGGATGACCTGATTTAATTGGGAAGTAAACTACTGATGTATTTGCTGATACTACGTCGTCTTCAATTGTGTACCCCGCTGCTTTGAACAAGTGCATCATTGGGTCTGTATTTCCAAATCGAACTGCACGAAGGAAGAACTCTCCTCCAGGACCCCAGTGAACTCCAGGAGTTGCACCAGAAAGAATTGAAACTGATCCTGATGGCTTAACTGTTGTTACACGAATTGATTCACGAACACATAGCCATTCTGAATACTGGTGGTCATAGTGACGGATCTTATTGTATCCTTCGTCCATCCATTCACGAACGGTTGGCAAACCCTTTTGATCTGCAAATGATGCAATACCTGTTAGAGATGTACCAATACGACGGTTGCGTTGCATGATACCGTTTGTTTGTGGCCAGTGTGTTGGAACAAGTGTTACAGTCTTTCCGTAAAGGTATGCAAACTTCAGGGTACGCAGGAAGTCTTCCTTAGATTCATGACGATTTAAGTGCACTTCTACAAGTGTACATAGTTCGTATGATTCCAATGGCTGCTCCGCACATGGGTTAAATCCCATCACACGATAATCTTTACCGTCTGGCGCATCCTTTAGTCGTCCATAATTACGAGCAACATCAAGCCAGATAAACCCTGGTTCTCCGTTTTCTGTAATTAAATCTACATAGTCTTCGTACTTTGTTCCTACTTCTGCTGAAATAGAATTATTAGACATCCATGCCCACCCTGGATTTTCTGGATCAAAAGAGTTTCGTTCTGGAAATGACTCAGAGTTCTTTAAATTCATAAACACATCGTCTCCAGCACTACCCAAAGCAAGAGTTGCTGATCTTCTAACATTTCCTGAAACTACACAGGTACCAATAAGGTTTACAAGGTCTACGATGGCACGAGAGTCTAGGGTCTCTCCAGCCCTAGAGCCTATCACACGGTCTATTTGGTTGTGCAACCTGATAAGGGGTGCAGGACCTGACGCAACCCCGCCAAAACCCTTTATAGGGGCTCCTAGGGGCCTAATTAGGTCATAGTTAAACTTCTGGATGTTCTGGTTTGGCCTGAGATATGAATTAATCAAAACTCTCACTGACTCTACCCATCCCTCACGAGTATCAGGTATTTCAAAAACTTGCTCTGGCTCTGTGGGGGCGTAAATAGAGAAATTCTTATCCTGTCCCACTGTGTCAAACCCTACACCAATGCCAAGCATTAATGCATCCATAACCCAAGCAAACAACGCTCCTGGATCATTTTTGTCAAGGTCCTTTGTAGACACCATTGCACAGTTTTGTAGTGCTGCGGAGTTTTTCTTTTCCATGGTCATAGGGGTTCCAAATGCCCACATGCCACGACCTGGTGGTGTCCACTTTAAATTAAACATTCTGTCGTATGCTTCTTGTGCTGACTTCTGAGCCTTATAGTCATTCCATGGCAAACGATTTTCTTTGGCATGATTCTTTTGAACTGAATACATTCCCTCGATTACTCGACGACAAACTTCATGCCATCTTTCTTTAGTTCCATCTTCTTTCATCCTAGAGTAAGTACGAATAAAAGTAATTTCTCCAAGTGAATTTTCTGCTGCATCTTTAAATCCAAATGGGCTTTCAACTTTTATATACTTTTCTACAAAGTCTTCTGGAAGCCTAAAACTAAAAAAATCTGACATAATATGTATCGTCCTTTCAAAAACGGAATAAGTGTTAATTATAGCAGAGTTTTGCAAAAAGTAAAACTCTCAACATATTGTTAAGAGATTGACACTAGTTAAAGTTCTTTTTTTCCCATGCATTGTTACGATATGCGTTCGGATATAGGCCTGCGCCTCTTTTTCTTTGCCGTGTTATCTCTTCTTTATCAGAATTTAGATCAACAGACATCTCCCAAGAATCTCTTTTAAATGGTATTACTTGTACAATAGGAGTTCCTTGCTTTATAACACCTTCAAAATCTTTTTGTAAAAGGAATGAATTAAGGCCAGCAGTAAGAAAATTATCTGTGTCCACTACTGCCTCTATTGTCTTTAATGGTAAATACTCTTGGTGCATTGGGGATGTAAATAGTGTGCTATATCCTGGAGGAGTTTTTATCATCCACATTGGATTGATTCTAAAAAGATCTTTTAAATAAATATTAAAGTCAGAAGAATAGTGCGATATTCTTTCTGACAAATGCCAACCAATCAATATATCTTTTATTGGTTCAAACTCTTCTGATATAGTGCATTCAGTCCTATTGTTTTTTGTGTTTATATATAGGTCTACTGGCATGTTTAAAAAATACCCCATAGACATTGCATCAAAGACTGGCAGACATTTTTTTACTGTTAAGTTTGCAATCCTATCTTCTTTTTTACCAAAAAAAGAAGGCTGATCTTTGTACCATTCAGGAATACTGTCTATGCATGCAGACGGTTGTGGAAAACTATGTTGAAAATCTTTTATTGGTAATGGAAAAAATTGAATCAGATTTTTAGACATTTTTGTATCTTAACTATTAAGACATAAAAACATGATACTAGTGAATCCAGTGTTGTGGAACCATTATCTTTTCGCCACTCTTTACTAAGTGTGCAGTGTGGTGATATGGTGGTGATGGAGGAAATACTATAATACTTCCAGCCTTTGGTTTAATAGCAAAAGTATGATCTACTCCTTTTTCTGCTTCTGAAAAATCTGCTGGAGGTCTTGTCTCTGTCAATATTCCTCCTGGAGAAGCAATAGTAAATGAAATCTCTCCACCTTCATAGTCATCGTTTAGATACATTACAAAAGAAACCTTCAGTCTCTCATCTCCTTCTTGCTGATCAAAGTGTGCACCCATAAATGTTCCTGGCTGATATTTTTTAATTGGATATTGAGGAAACAGTTTTGGTTCATCAGTAATTCCTTGAGCCTTTGCGTAGTCTCTTGCAACATCATCAAATGCTTTTTGTAGAGTGTTATAAATATATTTATCTTTCTCATTAGCATCTGCAGTTAATGCAATTGTCTTGTCTGTTCCGTAAACATAGTGCTGACCGCTACAGGCCATCCACTCGCCCCACTCATCGTTGTTGTCATTTTCAATTGCTTCAACAAGTTTCTTTGGGTCTTCAATTACATTTGTGTAATAGTAAACCTTTTCTTCAAGTATTTCTCTATCCATTTTATATCTCCTTAGTACTTATTGTTTTCATAAAAACCAATTGTTTTCATAAATCCTACAGTTACATAACGAATAGGACCTTCTCCAACATGCCTTACCCCATGCTCATATTCTTCGTTGCCTGGGAAAATGAGCAAAGTTCCTGGCTTTGGCCTCAAATCTGAATTTTCTTTGTTGTAAAAAAACAAAGTTCCATCTTTGTAGTCATCATTAATATATAGTATAGCAGCATATTTAATTGATGGATCCGTATTTTGGTCTGTATGTGCCTTTAGTTCAACGCCCTTTTGCATTCTTTGAAGAGTTCCAAACCCCGCAAGTTCTAAGGATGGGTCTGCCTTTTCAAGCAACTCTCCAAGCCTTCTTTGAAGAACTGTGCTTATGGGCCTCTTGGTAATATCTAGATTTTTATCTTCCCATCCAAGAGTCTTTTCAAATTTTCCCTCTGCAATTAAATTTTCAACATCGTCTCTTCCAAATTTTTCCATGCAGAATCTGGAAAGATTTTTAGTATACTCTATTGACCAGTCTGCGTTGTCAGTGGTATTAATTATGTTCCATAAAATTTCTAACTCTCCGTCTTTTAAAAAATCATAAATAAACAAAACCTGGTCATGGAAAACCTCAGTGTTATATCCAGCATCATCGAACTCTTTTTTTAAAAAAACATTCATTTTAAATCATCTGCTTTATATTTATTTCCATTAGCATCAAGTTTCCAACCCTGTTTTAAGAGTTCTTGCCACTCGGCTCTTTCAATTTCTTGGTTTGCTCTAGTTTCTTTCATTTCTGCAGCCCAAGCATCTCTTACTTCTTGTGGGTATGCATCTTCTTCTCGATCATCCCAAAAAGAACCTATGGTATATCTAACTCCCTTAGTTATAAGAGTTACTTCGTGCATGTTGTTAAATCCCCCGTCAAATGCAGCAAGCATCCCAACTTTAGGTTGAAGACTTATGTCTTGGTCTGGGAATTGCAACATGCCACCTTCAAAATCATCGTTCAAATATAAAAAGGCTGCATATCTGCTTCTTGTAAAAGCACCAGAGTGACCGTGCTCATCTGTGTTGTCAGAATGCTTTCTTGCGTATGCTCCTGGTTCCCACTTTTGTGTATGATATCCAATTTGAGAAATTATCTTTGGATCAAGATCATGAACACTTGCTACTGCATCGATAATGCCTTGTTTCATTTGTGAAAATATGTCGCTTGGGAGACCTTCGTTAATAACATGCTCGTCATCATCTTGTGGCAATACTGAAGAGTAGGACTCATAGAAAGATATCGGCATCCATGTAATTGTGCCAACCTCAACATGCTTGTCTAAAACCTTTACAAGTTTTGCAGCAGTATCTGCATCAATAAAGTTTTCGTAAACAACTATATCTTTAGTTATTCTGTTTTTGTTTTCTAGATTCATGATATTCTTTTCTCCCTTTCAGCACTATGTTTATTTGGATGAGCATTTCTAAACTCTTCCATAATCTTTTCTTGCATTTCATGCCAGACGTCTTTGCCAAATTCTTTTTCTTTTTTAAACCATTCAGAATCTCCAACAGAATACTTCATCCAATACATCCTAGAAAGATATTTTTTCATACCGTAAGATGGCATAACTCCATGCAGATATATTGAGTTTTCTGACATTAGCAAATCTGGATGTCCTGACGGAAACACTAAAACATCCCCAGCCTCTGGCTTATACATATATGCTTCTCCATTTGCGATAAAATCAATTTCTCCACCTTCATAGTCATCGTTAAAGTATGTTAGTGCAGTTATGACATATTTATGACCTGGGCTAGTAATTGGTTCACGGATATAATCAGAATGATACACCATTGCAAGTGAGTCTGATATATCTGTTCTATACCTCGCTATTGACGGACCATTAACTATCCATTCTTTTATGTTTTCACCCTCGTGTGTTTTTACAATTTTTTGATCATCTATCTTAATATCAAACCTGTTTGCGTAGTCTTTTGTTGCTATATAGAAATTTTCATAAAGTTCCAATATTGCATCTTTTTGTTCTTCTTGTTTTAAATTTGTTGTTTTTATTTCTTTTATCATACTTATAGGTAATTGACGGTTATCACTTTTAAATAGCGGATTGATGTACTCTCCAAAATGAGACCACTTTGTCCATGGCGAAAACAAACCATCTTCGCTTTCTTCTTCAAGTAATTTTGTAGTTTTTGTAATATCTTTAAATAAATTCTTATACACAAGTATTTTAGGATACAACTCAACAGAATCTAAACTCTTTGAAGACATTGCTATCATGGCTTTCGGTCTCCTGTGTGCTCTGTAATTTCCCAAAAGAAAGGACAGGTAAATCTTAAACCACTTTTAATTTCTGTTACCCCGTGGATATAGTTCTTGTCACCTGGGAAAAAGTATGCAGCGCCTTTTTTAGGTTTAAACTGCACTTCTTGCAGTGGAAAGTATAGTTCTCCACCTTCGTAGTCATCGTTTAAATAAAACAAACTTGAAAGATCATAGTTTGGAAAATCATTTGGTAAGCCAGCATCTGGGCCTTCGTGTAACTCTTTGTCTGCATGAGGTTTTTGAAATTGTCCTGGAAGCCATTTTACAATTGTTGTTCCAGTAGGGATAACCTTTACTTTATAAAAATCTTCTACTATAGGCTTTAACCTTTCAAAAAGTCCTGCGATTACTGGAGCAATTGATGGATCATTTTTGTTAAGTGTTGGACTGGTTGCAACTCTGTCTTTCCAATATTCTGAATCATAAACAACAGTTCCATTTTCGTTTACATGGCTTTCTGTTACATCCCAAATAGTTAAAGACTTTGCAGCCTTTTCTAAAAACTCAATCTCTTCTTGTGTCATAAAGTTTTCTAACTCTACGATCATATCTTTACTATCGCCAAACCAGCCAGACGGGGTTATCGATGGCTTTCTAACTACAACAGTGGCTTTTTCTTTGTCCATAATAAGATTATATCATAGGGTTTATCCTACAATGTCCTTTCTATTTCTAATTGTTTTAAAAACCTGTCTGCATTAAATCTCCAGTTGTCTTTTGCAAATGAGGTAACAATTTTAATACACATCTCTTCGTAGTCTTCTTTGCTTAACTTATTTTTAACAGAGTGCAAGGCTTCAACCGTATCAATATAATTTTGCCTAACAAACGAAGGATCTCCAGCATGATTTCTTTTTAAAACTTTTGTAGTGACTATTCCTGATGGCTGATATAGGGAAACTGTAAGATAATCTTTTGCAAACCCAGCATCTTCATACATTGAGTAACCTTTAAATGCCTCGTCTATGTTGTCAAATGATATTATAGACCGTACTGGAGACTCTCCATCTCTAGCAACTGTTATCATGTAATGGCCAACCTTTCCTTCTTTGGCATTTTTTATATATTCGCTTACTATATCTTCATGTGTTGGATTTAGTTCACTCATAACTCACCAGAACTATCTTTTACAATGAGTTTTAAAGTTTTTGTTTCATGAGAGCCCAGAGATTCTTGTTTTTCATTTACAGCGTTTCTATACCAGTCTGTCCATTCTCCCGAAGAATTAAGAACTTGTGCAGCCTCTCCATAAGACCTGTTTGCTTGCTCTCTTTTTTTGTCATTATCTTGATACTTTATAATATTAATTTCAGTATTGTTTAAGCCTGTTAAGGATATTGGTATTATTGTTGCCACTGGAGTTCCAGCCTTAATAACTACCCTTTCATTTGCATACTTTGCCTTAATTGCTAAAGGCAATGGGTTGTCATAAAAAGAAGTGCTTATTAAAGACGACATTGTCTCAAACTTATCACTAAAATAATTTACTGGATTTATAGTTAGAATACTGAGTTCTTCTGTAGTCCTAAATATTAACCCTGTATCTAAACTCACTGATGACTGGCCTCTTCCAGAATACGCTCTTTTTGGATTAAAGATTGTTACATGATCTTGAGTTTGATCATTTATTCCGTCCCAAATAAACTCAATATCTTCTTTACAAGAAAGACTATAGCCAACGACGTTTGCCTGTGTTACTGGGAAACATCTATAGGCATGCTTTTCTGATGTAACATCCATCCAATCTCTTTTGATTGACATTGGGGATATCTGAAAAATACACCCTGGCATTTTTTCAACTGTTATGAAGTACACTATTCATTTTCCCATTTTGGATCATACATGTCTGGAGTATGATACTTTTTACTATAGTCTAACATAGTGACAATTGAATATTTAGTTCCTGAGTGAACTGGCATTGCTTGATGAGGATACATAAAGTTAGATGGGAAGATGTAAAGATCTCCAGCCTTTGGCTTAATGTTTAATCCCTGCAATCTAAAAAACAACTCCCCACCTTCGTAGTCATCGTTTATATATGCAACCAAGGATAGTGTGCAGTTATAAGAATACCCATGATCATGATGCTCCATAAAGTGTTGTCCTGGGCCGTACTTAATAAAGTTAAATGCTTCCCAATATTTTAAAGGCATTATGTTGTATATTTTTCTATAATCTTCTACTGCTGCTGCTTGAGCATCATAAATATCTTGCCATAGGTCTTGAAGTTTAAGAGAGTCCTCACTTTTGTCTTGCTCAATGTCTGTTTTTTTAAATTTAAAGTCTACACAGTCTCTGTAGTCTGGCATGAGTTGCTGATAGCCTACATATGCTGGCATCCAGTGGTATCTTTTGCCTTCTGGAGATAACTCTCCGTATCCAGCAACTGATCCTAAATTGTCTTCAAGTCTATTGATTACATCAAACTCTTTTTTAATTACGCCTCTATAACAGATAATTCCGTTACCAAGATCTTCTTTTTCTGTCCATGATTGCATTTTTATCTCCTATTTGTATTCTCTGCGGGACCAAATTTTTTTAATATAAACTCCTCCATCGGGTTGCCGATAGAACTTTGCGTTGTCTACCATTTTACCATATATCTGAGACTGTTCTAAAATTTCTATTTCATGTTCCCAGTTTTCTCTTTTAAATGGAAGAACTTGCATGTAGGGTGTCCCAGCAGGTATAGTTCCTTCCCATCCTTCTGCAACAAAAAATGGAAAACTCCCAAGAAGATGAACTTTGTCAGAATCTACAATACCAGTTGTATTTATAAAGGGAAGGTCAAACCTGTTCATTGGTGTCATAAATAGTGCACTATAGCCTTCTGGTAACTCTAGGCCCCATGGAGAACTCCAAGCAAAATGATTCTGGTAATATCCTTTAGGATGTTCAAACTGTGGCATTGGTGGTCTTTGAGTACAAAAGTCTTTGTACTTAGGATCATTAATGATGACATTTATAATACCCTGAGAATTTTTAGAAAATATTAAATCACAAGGAGTTTTAAAAAGATATCCAGTTGCAAATGCATCCATAATCGCTGGACAGGCTTTCCATGTTGGAATCTTTCCATAGTCATTTGTTGTTCCTTCTTTTGGAAATGGACAAACCTCTTTTGGCGCTTTATAGTATTCTCCATTTGGCATTTTTGCAAATCTATCTGCATCTTTGTACCAATCTGGTATCTCTTTTTGTGTAGGAACAGGAATAGAAATATCTTCTTTATTTATCCAAGGCCTGAATGATGTAAACTTTGCAATTAAAGACACTACTTGTGTCCTAGTTCATTAATGTCTGTCATTATGACAACACAATATTTAGTTCCCTCTTTCATTGGCAAAGATGCATGTTCATAAATATAATTAGACGGACAAAGAACAATGTCTCCTATTTTTGGGCTGTGCGTGTAGTTGTCCATTCTTGGGAATTTAATTTCGCCACCCTCATAATCTTCGTTTATATATATAACAGCAGAAACTGTACAGTTATACATTGGGCCATGATCTGCATGGATGTTAAAGTGTGTTCCTTCTCCTTCATACTTTACAAAGTTAAAGGCCTCATAGTATACTACGTTAATTCCCCAATACCGTGCATAATCGTCAACACATAACTTTAACTTTTGATATATCTCTTCATGTAGGTCAATTAGTTCAGAATTGTATTCATCTCTTGGACCTAAATTTTCTTGCTTAAATCTAAAGTCTACAGCATCCCTAGCCTTTTTAATTGGAACATCTGAGTTAGTTACTTTTGCCTCTGACCATTTGTATTTACCATTACCACCTAAATTGGATTCAAGAATTTTAATATATCTTTCAGAATCTTCTTTTGAAAATACGTTTCTGTATAAGTTAATTCCTAATGCTGGGTTTTCAACTAAAATATTATTTTCAATAGTCCTTGACGGATATCTGTTTGCGGCTGTTTCTGACCTATCCTTAGTAAACCATGGGGTTTCGTTTTCATCAAGTGCTACATTGTTATATGATGACATTTTATTCCTATCTGCTAAATGTTTGCCTAAATAAAAGTATACCACACCAAGTTTCTGATGTGGTATACCTATATTTTATTATTTTATATTGACTGTGGATCCCATTGGCCACCGCCACCTCCGCCGAATGATGGTGGGAAGAATGGTGGGAAGAACGGGAAGAATGGGAAGAACGGTGGGAAGAACGGGAAGAACGGGAAGAATGGGAAGAATGGTGGGAAGAACGGGAAGAATGGGAAGAACGGTGGGAAGAATGGGAAGAACGGGAAGAATGGGAAGAATGGTGGGAAGAACGGGAAGAACGGTGGGAAGAATGGAGGGAAGAACGGGAAGAATGGTGGGAAGAATGGAGGGAAAAATGGCGGGGTAGTGGTAACAGAGTTAGATGCTGGAGAAACTAAAGAGTTGCCGTTAGCATTGGTTGCATAAACGGTATATGTCTGTGATGTACTACCTTCTTGAACAACAGTTGTAGATGTTGCATTAAGAGTTGCACCCTTGCCATCAGAAGATGCCCAGGTATAAGAAGTAATTGCAGATCCACCGTTGTTTGGTGCTGTCCAGTTAACTGTGTCTAAATCTACTGCAGTTGAGGCTGTTGGTGCTGAAGGAGTTGCTGGTACAGTAGTTACTGTCACAGCAGCAGAAGCAGCAGATGCAGCAGAAGTTCCTGCAGCGTTAGTTGCTGTTACTGTAAATGTTGGTGTTGCTGATGAGGCAATACCAGTTACAACAATAGGAGAAGATGCTCCAGTTGCTGTCTGGCCTGTGCTTGCTGTTACTGTAAAGGATGTGGCATTAGGGGAAAGGGCTGGTAAAGAAAACGATACAGAAACTGCTCCATCATTAAAGGCTCTTCCTGTTCCAACGTTTGTTCCAGTTACACCTGTTGGTGCTAATGGCTCTAAAAAGTCATTTGACGCTTGGGACTTTCTACCTGATTTCTTACCTGCTGCCATTTGTATCTCCTAATTTCTTATTGAATTTTGTATTACGCTGTCAAGTCGCCGTAGACAACCCATGTGTTTTCTGCTCTCTTGAAAAGAGTTGCAGATGACCACTGAGTTCTCAACTTAAGACCTGGTGTTGCATTTACGGTAACTCCTGCTGCTCCAGCAATCGTTACTTGACCTGCACCAGTTTGAAGGATATCTAAAGATGTTCCTACTGGGTAAGCAATTGATGAATTTAGCGGAATTGTTAATGTAAGTGCTGATGCTGAACCCATTTCAATTAAATCATCTCTGTGATCTAGCGTTGATAGAGTATAAGATGCTGTTTTTTGAGTAATTGGTGTGTAAGAATCTACCTTTGTTGCTAGTGATGTTGTCACTGTTGAAGCAAAGTTAGCATCATCGCCAAGTGCTGCAGCAAGTTCGTTAAGGGTGTTAAGTGCGTTTGGTGCACCATCAATAACTGCTGTTACTTCTGCAATTGCTTCAGACTTTGCTGTTGCGATTGCTGTTACAGTTGCTGTTGAAACTGGCTTGTCAGCATCTGAAGTATTGTCAACATTTCCAAGTCCTAGTGTGGTTTTTGTAACTGCTGCTACATCTGCAGTTGTTGCAAGTAGTGCTGTGTTTACAATACCGTGGACATTTGTGGTGTCTGAGTCATGTGTTGAAACTGCATTGTCTGCGTATGTCTTTGTTGCTACTGTTGAATCAATATCAAATCTTCCATCAACAGAATTCCAGTCAATTCCAGTTCCAGCCAGTGATGACTGATCTACTTCTGCGCCAGCGATTGCGTCTGTAACAAATGATGTTGTTGCTAGATTTTCTGTATTTAAAATTCCATGAACATTTTCAGTCAATTCTCCGTGTGCAAGAAGTGCTGCTGCTGCATCGGATGATGCTGTTGCAACATCTCCTGTAGTTGCAAGAAGAGATGTATCAGCAATACCATGAACTATAGTTGTATCTGAATTATGTGCAGAAAGTGCTGCAGCAGCATCGCTTGCTGCTGTTGATACGTCTCCAGTAGTTGCAAGAATAGATGTATCTGCAATTCCATGTACGAAAGTTGTGTCTGAATTGTGTGCAGAAAGTGCTGCAGCAGCATCGCTTGCTGCTATTCCTACGTTTGAAAGTGTTGCTAATTGTGCTGTATCTGCAATTCCATGAATCTGAGTTGAGTCATTTATGTGTGTCTGTAGGTTCTGTCCCAGTGTTGTATAAAATGCTGGGTCATCTCCGATTGCTGCTGCTAATTCATTAAGTGTATTAAGAAGATCTGGAGCACCATCTACTATGGCTGCTAGTTCTGCTGCATTGGCAAAATATGTTAGAGCACCCCAGTTAGATGAACCGTTACCCATCTTAAATTTACTTGTGTCGGTTTCAAAACCGATTTCACCTGCTGCTAATACTGGATTGGCAGCCGTCCATTGGGCTGCAGTACCTCTGCGCTGTTGCATTCTTGTTGCCATTTATATCTCCTTATGGGGTCTG